GGGAAGATATGCATGAAGAGTATGAGATGATGGACGAGGGTCTTCGCTCTGCTGTTAAGAACCTTCTTGGCGGTAAGAAGAAAGAAGAGCCTAAGAAACCTGAGAGCAGAGGCGAGCAACTTCGTAAGAAGTACAACGTTGGTCCTGAAAAGTCTGACACTTCTGCTAAGAGACAGATCCTCGATCGCTCCCGTGCTAGAGCAGATAGAGATGAGAAGGAGTATGGTGGTTCTCACTACTCTAAGTCTGTTGCTAAGAAGTCTAAGGATGCACATGATCGTTATCTGAGGGCAGGTTACAGCAAGTATGGTGCTGGCGATGCTCGTGGCAAGGGTAACAAGGCTCGCAAACGTGCTGCTGCTCTTACCAAAGAAGAAATGGTAATGGAAGGTATCCTCAAGCGTGCTGCTGAGAAAGCAAAGTCTGAGTATGGTAAGTACAAGAAGTTTGGCAAGGCATCTGGTGAAGCAGTTGACAGACTCCAAAGAATGAATCAGCACAAGCAAGATAAGTATGGTCCCTCCACTTTCAAGCAACGCATGAAGACTGGTGCTGAGCATAATACCGATAACGAAAAGAAAGCAAAGGAGGGCAAGTGATGTTATCCTTTAAAGACTTAACCGAGAAAAAAGCTAAGGTTAAAATCAATCCTCGTCTTGAGGATATCAAAGAAGGTGATAAGAAAAAGTGCTCCAAGTGTGATGGCAAGGGGTGCGAGCATTGTGATGACACGGGTTATCATACCGAGTCTTGCGGTGGATCCCATGGCAAGAAAAAGAAAAAAGCAATGAGCGAAGCGAAAAAGAAAGACGATACTTATCTGGAAACAGATTTTAAAAAGCGTCAAGCAAATAATGAGAAAGCTCGTAAGGATCTTATGAAAGGTCCTAAGATGAAGAATCCTCACTTTGAATCCAAAGTGTATGATCCTATGGATGATCCTGACTTCGACCATGACGAAGCGGAAGCAACTCGTGGTCAGTCTGGTAAAAACAAATCCATTACCATCAAAAAGAAAACCAAAAAAACTACCAAAGAGGACGTATCCTATGTCAGTCAAGAAGAAGTTTCAGAAGAAAGCGATCAAAGCATCGGTCAAAAAGAAACTTCTAGCTTGCTGACATTTGAGGACTTCGTATCTGCCCTAAATGATATCAATGAGGGGAGAGCAGAGGACGCAAAAAAGTCTCTTGACGCTGTAAAGAAGCGTCAGTCTGTACTCGATGCACACGAGAAGCAGACTGGTAAGAAACTTGACATCACTAAGACACCTGAGCATAAAGCACATAAGAACAACTTCCCTGGTGCTAAGCGTCAAGCGAAGAAAGTAAGAGGTGCTAAGGAGACTCCTGCTGAAGCGCATAATAGAAAGGTTAATACCTATATGGATCGTCTGAAGAAGCATGGTAAAACTACCAAGCAGAAGCGTGACGATGCTGCAATGGCAAAGCATACATCGAGATTTGATTGAACCTATATAAGGTATACCCTTGTTATAGGTACAAATCATGGTCTCATTCCTCCTTCCTTTGGCCTACAAAGTTGTAGATGCCGCTATTGCTAAGATTCCCAACGACGAAGAACTAGGTGAAAAACTTATTGACCTCTGCCTTCTTATCGTAGGTAAAGCAGTTAAACTATCTAAGACCACTGCCGATGATGAGCTCTTTGAGAAAGTTAAAGAAGCAATCAAAGCACGCTGATCAAAAGGGGCGAAAGCCCCTTTTTTATAAATAAATACTAGGAAAACGTTTTCGGAGAACAATGTCTTTATACGGAAGAACTGACGCAACCGCCAACAAAGAAGCAATCGAAGCACTTCGCACTGCTGTTGCTGGTACAGAAACCATCGTTTTCGTTGACGGGACTGAAGCAAGTCTTGCCGAAAACGCATCTCGTGGTATTACTGGTCCTGGTTGGTGGTCATATCGCACATTCACAGATAACGCAGGTAACACTCGCCATAAGGCAGAGATGCTTGCATTCATCTCTAATCCTGATGGCACAGAAACTCAGGCTGATGATACGGTCGCAGCAGACGTTACTTCGACCATCAGCATCAGCGCACAACCTACTGGTCAGACAACTGTCAGCGGCGCAGCAACCTTCTCGGTTACCGCAAGTGCAACAGTTGGCACTGTCACCTATCAGTGGCAGAGAAAGCTATCGGGTGGCACTCGTTGGACCAACGTCAGTGGTGCAACCTCTGCATCCCTGGTTCTCGCAGGTCAAACAGCAGACAACGATGGCGATCAGTATCGCGTAAAACTCAACAGCACTGCTGGTGCTGAAGAGGTAATCTCTGATGCAGCTGCACTCACATTTGACACCTGATAATATATGATCTTCAGCGAATTGAATGCAGATAACTACATTCTCTTCGCCATGAAACATTACGAAAATCCTCACTCATGTACGCGTGAGGATTTTGATGAGGATATGAAAAGATTCAAGTACCTCAAGAGATTATTCAAGAGGTACTTGCGTGAAGATAAGTTAAGGACTCATCTTATCATCAATCATCTAATCATCTTATATAATGTTTTTGGTGAAGCAGCAACTCCTCTCCTCTTTTTCAAATTGGAGCGGGAGTTTTGGTGTATATTAAAAACATTTTTACTCTTCTTAAATAAATATCCTGTAGGCATGATGCCTGAATTAGGAGTAGAAGAGGAAATCCAAGAGGAGTTAGCAAGACTATGACGGAAGAAATGATGACAACTGGATATACTGGTGGGGACGCAGCAACTGGTCCGACCGCTGGGTATGATCCTGTCATGAAGTTTCGTAGTAAACTTGCTAAGAAGAAAAAGATTAAGGAATCCCTTCAAGAAAATTGCCCCCGTGATGGGCAGATGATCAGACCACTATTTCAGTATAGAGTTTCTATGCCTGAAATTGGCGAGACCATTCTCTTTGCTAATTCTCCTGCAGAATTGACACAAAAACTACGCCTTCTATTCAACCCTCGTCAGAGAGCACAGATTAGTGTAGAGCGTATTATGCCAATGGAGGCTGCAAAGTTTTTCCAAGCTAAGAAGGAGAAGCACCTACGCAACGTTGCTGTGTGATCGATGGCCTTCGGACTTCAAAAGTTAGCGGTACTTGAATCTAAACTTGATATCTATGAAGACCTATCAAAAGAAATGCTCGATAAGCTTGAGCGAGCGGTTGCGACTATTAGTGAAAATAGTAACAGGGTCGCAATTATTCTAGAGCGTCACGAGAATCGTCTCGCTGAGAGTGAGAGAGCAGACCAACTCATCCTTAAAATGATGGAGGAATTGAAAGAAGAGGTTGCTGATATTGATAAAGGTGTGAAACTAAAGTTTCAAGAGCAAAATAAAAAGATAGAAGAAGCACAGAAATGGGTTTGGATGGCTGGTGCCGTCCTTACCACCGCAGTTACATTATTGCAAATCCTACCAAACCTCGGATTCGCCTTGACACCAGTCCAGAAGACAGGTATGATGGATGCAGCGGTAATCCATCGTATTGTCTAACTTCGCTGATCTACATTATGTGAATCTCCTGTCTGGAAGACTGGAGAAATTTCTACGAAAGAAACCCGATGTATATAACTTTCGGTGTCCTTACTGTGGTGACTCTGAGCGCCACAAGAATAAGGCACGAGGGTATTTCTTTCGTCTCAAGACGGATATGGTATTCAAGTGCCATAACTGTGGCGTAGGGAGGACCCTACCAAACTTTCTGAAAGATATCGCACCAGATCTTCATGACGAATACATCTTGGAGAGGTATAAGACGGGGACTACTGGCAAAGGATCTTATGTTCCCAAACCAAAATTTGAGAAACCTAAGTTTGTAAAAAGCCAAACTGATTTGCCGACTGTTGCCTCACTAAATAACTCTCACCCAGCTAAAAAATATCTTCTCGGACGAGGTATACCAGAGACTAATCTTTCTGAATTGTACTATGCCGAGAATTTTTGTCGGTGGACTAACATTCAAAAACCAACTTTCAAAGATGTCAAGAAGGATCACCCTAGAATTATTATCCCTTTCATTGACGAAGATGGAAATTGGTTTGGGTATCAAGGGAGGTCATTAGATCCACTTGATAAGATGAGATATATTACTATTATGTTGGATGAAGACCGCCCTAAAATTTATGGACTCAATAAAATCAAATCCCAATCCACTGTCTACATTGTCGAAGGTCCCTTCGATTCGTTATTTGTCGAAAACGCAGTTGCGATGTGTGGCGCTGATGTATGCATCTCCGATTATAATTGGGATCTTGTCTATGTTTTTGATAACGAACCTCGTAACAGACAAATCTGCGATCGAGTTTCAAAGGCAATCAACAACGGAGACAAGGTAGTCATTTGGGATTCCAATATTAAAGAAAAGGATTTGAATGATATGGTCCTTGCTGGACACAACGTACAATCCCTGGTAGAATCGAATACCTATCAAGGACTAGAAGCAAAAGTAAAGTTTACCGAATGGAAGAAAGTATGAGCAACGGCATTAAAGTTGTAAAAAGAAACGGCGAATCCGAAGGACTGAATCTCGATAAGATTCATGTGATGGTTGAGCACGCCTGTAAGGGTCTTGCTGGTGTATCTGAATCGCAAGTCGAGATGAATGCAGGATTGCAATTCTTCGACGGCATTAAGACTTCTGATATTCAAGAGATTCTCGTACGCTCTGCAAACGATCTGATCTCTCTGGAAGCACCTAACTATCAATACGTTGCTGCCAGACTACTTCTGTTTAGTCTGAGGAAAGCAGTTTACAATGGGCACCCAGACGGGCATCCCCCCCTCTTAGAGCATGTCAAACGATGTGTTGACAGGGGTATCTATGATGATGCAATTATTAAAAAGTATAATTCTGAGGAGTGGGATAAGTTAAATAGTTTTATCGACCATGATCGTGACATGCTATTCACCTACGCAGGTATGCGTCAGGTTGTAGATAAGTATCTTGTCCAAGATCGTAGCACGGGAGAGATCTATGAGACTCCCCAGTACATGTATATGATGATCGCAGCAACGCTGTTTCAGGATGATGACCCCTTCTACCGAATCGATTATGTCAGACGATACTACGACGCAATCAGCAAGCACAAAATCAACATTCCCACACCTGTCATGGCGGGAGTCAGAACTCCACTTCGACAATTTGCTAGCTGTGTTCTTGTTGATGTTGATGACACCCTCGATTCTATCTTTAGCTCTGATATGGCAATTGGCCAATACGTTGCACAAAGGGCGGGAATCGGTATCAACGCAGGTAGAATCCGTGGCATCAACAGTAAGATTAGAGGGGGCGAAGTGGCTCACACTGGAGTTGTACCGTTTCTCAAAAAGTTTGAAGCAACTGTCCGTTGCTGCACGCAAAATGGTATACGAGGAGGAAGCGCGACGGTCCACTTCCCAATCTGGCACCAAGAAATAGAAGACATCCTGGTCCTAAAAAATAACAAAGGTACAGAAGACAACCGTGTCCGTAAACTTGAT